TAAGCACACCGTCTCTAGTTTTTTCTTGAGTTTTCTCGATGAAATGCTGTGGGTCTTGCTTAGACGTTCCACTATTGGGAAAGTGAGCAATTAGTCCCTTTACCCTGTCATAACCAACTGGGACTTCATACTCGCCAGTCTTTAGTGACACACTTCCAACCTTCATATGGTCTCTTAATGGACCCTTGCCTGAATGGTCTTCCGTACTAACAGGAGTATCCTCGGCTAATGTTTCACCGAAATATTCACCACCCTCGCGAACCGCCTTACGCGCTTTACGATCATATCCAGATTGCAAAACTTGAACGTTGTGAAGTAATTCTTCCACGCCTGTTACGCTCATTTAGCATTCACCGCCTTACATTCAAGCTTTGTAAGGTCTCGCTTGTCGAAATCTTCATCAATACCCGTAATTTCATAAATGCTTCCACGCCAACGTACTTTCCATGTAGAGTCAATCAAACGTTGTGGCTCAAATTTTATAGCGAAGTTAGGTGATTCCTTGCGATTACCAACTTTAGTCGTGGCGTCTTTAAACTCACGGATTGGTGTGTTAAGAACTTCTGCCCAACAACTAAATACGATTGCGTTGTCTTGAGAAACCATTACTCCGTCCTCGTTTTGAACTTCTTTATTGCTAAGGAATTCAATTCGCTCAGTCATGTGTGTTAGTCTCATCGGAATCTACCTCCTCACTACGTAATTGGTTGATCACGTTATTAATAGTTGTGTTTTGGAGTGGAAATCTCATGACTTCCGAACCATTTCCTCTGTAGTAGTAATCTTCTTCTACATATTTCATTAGAGCGACAAAAAACCTGTGGTCAGAAATGAAATCAGCAGGTTGTTTCGTATTTGAAATAGCATGAGAAATTTCACTAGCAGCGGACTCGATAAGTTCATTTAGCACGTCATCGTCAAAGTCCTGGTCAATCTTGCAATACAACTTTAGAGTTTTGAACTGGCTATCAGTTAATAATTCCATAACTAATCTCCAATCTTAGAAAGCAAAGTAGCCTTGTTATCATTTGATAGATAGCTAATTCCCTTACTATCTAAATAAGCTTTAATTTCAGCAACAGTAGAATTCTCATCAACCGCCCTTGTAGTTGACTCGTCTACTGTCTTTTCGCTTTCTGGGCTATTTGCTGGGTGTAGTAGGTGTAGTAGATGTAGTAGCACCTTGAGTTAGGAAGTAACCGGCATTTTTATCGGCCACAGTTACACCAAAACGAATGATTTCAGCTAAGTCTTGTGAGAAATAATCGTTATCTACCCAACGTACTTGCAATTCTTTACGATCTGCAAACAAAATGGCACGTTTCAAATCACCAATCCATGCGTGTGATTCACCAGCATTACCAAGCAAAATATCTTCAACTACGTATACGTTCAAACCTAATAGTCGTTCAGGTGATGCGTCAGTAATTGCTGGTTTCAATAGATATTGACCGTTCTTATCTTTCAAAGTATCTAACCAGTTATAGAATGTTTGAGTAACAACGATGTCACGCTTATAAGCTCTATCCAAGTCCACATTGATGATATGCTTCAATTCATCAACATTATCACCAGTAATTGCCTTAGGTGTAAATGAAATTAGTGCTTTAGAAATAGCAGCATTTGTTGTATTAACTTTCTTTTGAATAGCTTGTTGACCAACAAAAGTAACCAAGTCAATAGCTGAATCATCAATTGACTCTTGTGATAGCGCCATAGCACCAGAATATGTATCAACTTTCCAGTCTACATCTGTGAATGTTGGCTTTGCTAATTCTGGGTGCTTTTCCAATTCTGCCTTTGTATGCAAAACATCAGTTACCTTATCAGCAACCGGATATTTACCAGAAGCGGTTTTGGCAGGGAATGAATTTACTAATGGTTTCAAATCAGAAACTGTGTTTGGTGTTTCTTGTGGAGTATATGAAATATCTTCAGGAATAGTTACACCCACATCTGTTGAAACTAGTCCAGACAATGTGTCATCAGCTCTAAAAGCTTTTTTATCAGCCTTCAAATACAAGTTTTGAGCCTCGCGAAGTTGTTTTTTGCTGTCGGTTGGCAATGCACGTTTGTTACCGTTGGGGGCAATAGGCACTGCTGGTGCTTTACGTGCGGCTTCATAATTACGTAAAGTTTCTTCATCAGCCTTAATATTGTCATCAAGCTTACGAACTGATTCAGCGGTTTTATTAGCTGATTCAATTTGTTCGTCTGTAGACTTATCACTTTCTAGGATTGAACGCGCTTCTACTGAATCCTTGTTTCGCTTTTCTTTATTTTCTTTAATCTTTGCTCGCAATTCTGCGATTCTTTCATCAAGTGTCATATAATATGAACTCCTTATTTTTTTGTATTAAAAAAGGCTGCTGAAATTAATCAGTAGCCTTCTTTCAAATCTTGTATATTTAACTTTCGTAATCCGTTTTGCCGTTTAAGTTCTCTGACTTTCGTTAACGACTTATCTTTCAACTTCTCAACTGCCTGTTTAGATCGTGAACCAACCTCTACGTTTGTATCTTCATAAGCAGGTGTTGTTACGATACTTACGTCATAAAGTTTGTCGATTGCTAGTACAGTTCGCTTATACTCTGCATCATCTTCATTTGAACGTTCCCACACATCAGCCTTATCATCAGGCATGGTGAATGCAAATGAGCATTGAGAGAGAATACCCATACGTACTTCTTCAAGCACGTCATTAGCAAGTGTTGTGTCTGGTAAATCAATCTTGAATCTTAGTCCAACATCATCTTTTTCAAGCGTTAAGTTAACTCCCGAACGACCTAAAAGTTTTGATTCATCATGATTAAAGGTAGCAACCACATTGCTCATATCAGTATCATCTAAACAATGGCTATCAAGTGTTTCGACAAAATAACCGCCCATCAAGGGTTGCGAAAGCGTATTAAATTTCAATGCATAGCCTTCAATTGTTCGTGATTCTGTATCATCAGAATTACTACGAATCTTAACTTCCGTCGGTGTTGCTCTTAGTTCCATTTTTCCCGTTATCATCACCTCCTTTCAATTGAGTCTTGTTATTCTCTTGATACTCTTCCTTTTTATCCATAAACACTGTATTAAGCGTAGATTGGTAACGGTCCATGTCTTTGTTATCCTTGTCAGACTTCTTACCAAGCTCTGCACGAATTTCATTAGGGGTTAATACATTGTGTTCTTCTAATGCTGTCAATTCTTGAACTGCACGAGCAGTTTCTTTTCGTGTATCAAACTCAAAACGGAATTTATGCCGTTCTTTATCGCTTAGTAGTTTCATTTGAAATTCACTACTGATAGCTTGCAAATAAAATGGCAAGTCAAACATGATATAACCAGCATTTAATTGTGATACAGACTGATTAGGAGAATTAATACCCAACTTATAAGCAGGAATACGCATAGCTTTAGCAATCTGACTGGTTGACCAATTATTGGAATTGATTAAATTCAATACACTCGTATCAATTTCTAATGGTTGAAAGTTTTGAGTATCATCAACCACGATTGGACCATTACCAGCGTCCGATTGAGCATATTCAAACTCTGCTCTAGCCTTTTTTCGTGCTTCTTTGCTTAATCTCGATCCTTTAAGGCTTAAAATTCCGCCTTTCATGCCATTCTTGAAGAATTTTCCAAGCGTTTCAACACCAGATTTTTGCAAGCTCATCTCATCACCAAGCGATAACAATGGTGAACGTCCAACAATCCCGTCATCAGTAAAGAATTTAAAGTGGATTACATTTTCTGGTTCTAAATCAAATTGTTCTCGACCGTCCACAGGACTAAATGTGTAGTAGTAATGTCGTCCGTCAGTTGGATTGTCATAATAATTAATAGCAACTTGAGAAGGTGGAAAGAATTCAAGTTCAATTGGTTTCCCTGCCGTTTTGCTATATGGCAATGGGTCTCTAATAATTCTTGTATAAGAATTACCAGTCAAAATAGCGTTGACCATCATCGCAAACTTCCAATCATGTGCTGACATGTAATTGTTTATCTTCTTATTTAATAGATAAGTAATCGTGTCATCGTCCATAATCGAATCATCTGATTCTTTAATTTGTAGTAGTGGAAATCTCGACACATCACTAGCCAAAATAGAGAGAGCAGTAAGTACATCAGAATTCTTTAACGCACCAATTCCTTTATAACCATTGCTTGACGGTAAAATACCTTGGTCTAAATAATCTCTTAGCCAATCGTTAGGCTGGTCATCATTAAGACTTCTAAAAAAGCTCATTTATTCACCTCCTTTCTAGTTAGAGAGATAAGCTGCTACCGCTAAAATAATTAGTGAAATACCACTTGCAATAAAACCAATTGGAATACTAAATAGAAAGAATCCTAGTGAGAGCAAACAAAAACCACAGATCAATATGAACTGTGGCAAGTTTAAAGCTATCCATTTTAAAATCTGTTTCATATTGACCTCCTTAAATAAATCCAAAATCATC